TAATTCACCGTTTGATTCTGACGACACTGACAAAACACCAGATATAGTAGAATCATTTACAAATTGTAATTTAGACCCTGATTCACCAAATTACATTGCAAGAAAAATTGGAGATCAATTTATAACAATTAACTCTGAAGGAAAAATTAGAGATAATGGAGAATATCCAAATGCATCTAGTTATGTAAGAGTTGAAGTTACTAACAGTGTTAAAGAAAAAACATTAAATAAGATACTAGTACCATTTGGATCTAGAGCATTAAGTTCTCCAATACCAGATGCATCAGGATCTGGAGTAGACGGAACACAAAGTTTAATATCGGCATCAATGTCATTAACACAAACAATTGGCGGATCATTTAGTGGTAAAAACTTCCATGGATTTGATTTTACAAATTTAAATAACTTAAATTATTTAGCTCCACTCCCAACTACTGGTATAACGACTGCATCAAATTCAGATTTTTATTTAGGAGACGTTAGTCAATCTAGTGGCGCAAATTTCCCAAGTGTGTTATCACCATATACCGGATCTATTCAAAATGTATTAGATGCCAATACAATTGGTTCTAATGTAGCTTTACAAACTAGAAAATTTATGGTACCATTTCAAGGTGGATTTGATGGCGCAAGGCCAAATTTACCTAAATTATCTGGAACAAATATAACAGCTACAAATACATTTGGATTTGATTGCTCTGGCAATTCTACCACAGGTACTAAAGCATATAGGAAAGCGTTTGCAGCTTTAAGTAATACGGATTTCTATGATATTAATATGTTATTAACACCTGGTATATTGCATAGTAAACATCCAAATGTAACTGCAGAAGCTAGACAAATGGCAGAAGAAAGACAAGACACATTTTATGTAATGGATGTACCTGCATTAACAGATAGTATTACAACCACTATTAATAATGTAACTAGTTTAGATTCTAATTATTCAGCAACATATTTTCCATGGGTAAGAATAATTGATCCAGCAAAAAATAAACCAATATTTGTACCACCGTCGGTATTAGTACCTGGAGCATTATCATTTAATGATGCAACATCAGCACCATGGTATGCCCCCGCAGGTTTGAATAGAGGTGGACTAACAGCGGCAATTAATACTTATGAAAAATTAACCCAGGCAGATAGAGACTCGTTGTACGAAGCTAGAATTAACCCAATAGCAAACTTCCCTAATCAAGGAATATGTATATGGGGACAGAAAACATTACAATCTAGACCAAGTGCTTTAGACAGAGTTAATGTTAGAAGATTATTAATAACAGTTAAGAAATTTATAGCATCTGCAACTAAGTTTTTAGTATTTGAACAAAATACGGATGCAACTAGATTAAGATTTTTAAGTATTGTTAATCCTTATTTAGAAGGAGTAAGATCGCAGCAAGGTTTGAGTGCGTTTAGAGTAGTAATGGATGACACAAATAATACACCAGATCTAATAGATCAAAATATATTATATGGTCAAATATTTTTACAACCAACTAGAACGGCAGAATTTATTGTCTTAGACTTTAATATTCAACCAACTGGTGCTTCATTCCCTGAATAGAAATTAGATTAAGTAATATTTATATAAAAAGAACATAGGAATATAAAATGGCATTAGAACAAAATTTACCCGGTATTAATCAAAATGATTTATTTTTGAATGCATTTGATTGGGAACCAAAAATGGCCAATAGGTTTATTATGTATATTGGAGATATTCCAAGTTATATAATAAAAGCTGCAGCTAGACCATCTTTAACAAATGGAGAAGTAGTATTAGACCATATCAACATTGATAGAAAAGTTAAAGGAAAGACTAGATGGAATGATGTAGCTATTACATTGTATGATCCTATAGTTCCTTCTGGAGCACAAGCTGTCATGGAATGGGTTAGACTTCATCATGAATCATTAACTGGTAGAGATGGATATAGTACTCAATATAAAAAGGATATAACATTTCATTCTTTATCTCCAACGGGAGAAAAAATAGAAGAATGGACATTGAAAGGTGCATTTATATTAGATACTAATTTTGGTCAAATGGATTGGGGTACAGAAGAATCTGTACAAATTGAAATGACATTGAAATATGATTATGCAGTCTTAGAATATTAATTTATTTATTATAGTGGGAGTAGTTTTTACTCCCATTTTTACTGTTTAATATATTTATAATAAAGAATAAAGGAGTTACAATGGCAAAACACACCGATCGTTATCAAAACGACAATTTAATAAATCTAGCTAAAAACAAATACGAAGAAAAAAATCGAGGCACTATACCTTCTGAAATTATAACATTAACAAGCGAAGGAAAAATTTATCCACATTCTAGTCCATTAGCTTCTGGCAAAATAGAAATGAGATATATGACTGCATATGATGAAGATATTTTAACTAACTCATCATATGTTAAAGAAGGAATAGTTTTAGATAAATTATTAGAATCTTTAATAATTACAGATATTAATTTAGATGATATAGCTCAAGTTGATAAAGATGGATTAATTTTAAACGCTCGTATATTAAGTTACGGAGCAGAATATCCAGTACAAGTTACAGACCCAAAATCTGGCAAAAAACTAGACCAAACGATTGATTTATCTAAAATTAAAACAAAAACAATTGACATTCAATCAGATGAAAAAGGAGAATTTGAGTATACTATTAGTAAACATACTATAAAATTTAAATTCCCAACTAATTCTCAATCACAAACTGTGTCTACTATAAGTGAATATTTAGAGCAAACTATAGTTGAAGTAAATACGTCCCGGGACATAAATGACATAAAACATTTCATACGTTATGAATTTCTAGCAAAAGATAGTAAAGAATTTCAAAAATATATAATAGATAACACCCCAATGGTTTTACTAGAATATGAGTTTGTAGGTGAAGACGGAGGCGCCTTTACTGCCGGGTTTCAAGTTGGCACCAACTTTTTTTGGATTTAAAACATCGGATCGACCAAAATTACATGACACTATATTTGAATTAATATGGGCAGGCGAAGGTAGATGGGATTGGAATACTATATATAATATGCCAGTATTCCTTAGAAATTTTTATATACGCAAATTAAATAAAATGTATGATCAAAAAAAAGAAGCACAACAAAAAGCTAAAAGTAAACCTTCTAAATCAAAAGTCATAAAATCTCCATTGTAAATATTTATAATAAAGAGATTTATATGCACATTCCTCATAATTACATAACTTTATTGAAACAATATCCTAGAACAGGCATTAAAAAAACTCAAAAACAAAAAGACGATGCTCTTGACAAAGCTGAAATTGAAGTACAAAAAGGTCAAATTGATAACATAGGCACTATTAACAAATTACAAAAAGCATTTGATCAATTAACCACTACTCAAGCTAGAAATTCAATAGGTTTAGAAAAATTAGTCGGACAGCAAGAACAATTAGGCAAAACAATTCTAAATGCTGCACAACAGTCGACCTTCTTAGAACAACGAAACAGAGAATTAAATAAAACTTTTAAAATAAGTTCTGTAGCAGCTGCAGGTTTAGGAGATCGATTTGACACAATAGCTGACTCTATAGGTACTGGCGGTAAACAAATACGAAAATATGCTCAAGAATTAAATACATTACTTCCATTACAGGCCGCAAATATTACTAAAAACGATAAAGCTACTAGTACAATGAATAAGTTTGGTAAGCAATTACTAACTACCGGAAAGTATTTTCGAGAAAATTTTGGAATGGGTGCAGAATCAGTACAAGGATTTGCTAGATTTGCTGCAACTGCTAACGATGGAGCAGCAGGAACTGAAGATATTTTAGCACAAACAGTTGGTTATGTAGCAGAACTAGAAAAAGTTACCGGATTAGTTGGAACAACAGAAACAATATTATCTGGTATATCTAACTTAGCTTCAGATGTACAATTAAATTTTAGAAGATTCCCTACGGATTTAGGTCTAGCAGTATTAAAAGCTAGAATGTTAGGAACTAGTTTAGGCGAAGTATATAGTATAGGTAAAAATTTATTAAATATAGAGCAATCTGTAGGCAATGAATTAGAATATCAATTATTATCAGGTAAACGATTAGTTAATACACAAGGCGAGAGTTTAACACAAAAATTTCGTGAAGCTACATTATCTGGTAATGCATCTGATTCAGCCGACGCATTAAATGAAATTCTTGAATCTCAAGGCGACACAATAAAAGATAATTTCTTTGCAAGAAAACAATTAGCAGAAACATTAGGTATTGGTGAAGAAAAACTTTCGCGAATGGTTCAACAAAGAGAGTTATTACAAGATGCCGGACCTGGAGCTGAAAGAATATTAGAGCTGCAGGGTGAAGATTTAGCAACTGAAATTAACAAATTTAATGTAGAAGCTACTGATGCACAAAAAGAGGCACTAAAACAATTAGTTGAAAATAGAGCCAATCAAATGACAACTGATGAGAAGATAGTTTTAGGTATTGAAAAATTAACCACTGCAGTCATTCAACGTCAAACACAAGAAATGGGTGGATCAGCAGCTGTAGTTGGAAGTGTACAATCCACTTTCACAGATCCATCGGTACTTGAAAATTTATTAAAACAACCAGCTGAATTATTTGGAGCAACAGAATCTGGATTTCGAAAAACATTGGGAGCATTAGGTCAAACATCTTTGGTATTTGGTACAATTAAAGACCAATTAACAGCAATAGCTGCTCCAATTGGCGTCTTTTCCACTGCAATAGCTAAAGTCGGAGCTTTGCTGCAAGCAGCTACTTTTGACGGAATAGATAGTCTTAATGCTACTACCGTTGAAGCTATTAATATAGGATCTGCGGGGAATATTAATGGTGGCGTCAGTGGAGGACCTTCACAAGATGATTTTATATCTAGACCAGGCGGTGGCGTCACATCATTTAGTTCACAAGACACAATAGTAGGAGCTAAGTCAGGTGGCCCTATCGATCAAATGTTAGCATCATCTACAGCTGGAGGAAGTGGCCCTAGTATTGATTACGGTAAAATGGCCCAAGCATTTGCCGGAGCAATGAGAAATATACAAATAGTAGCACCAACTGATATTTACAAAGATTCATCAATGAATATGGGATCATTAACATAGAAAGAATTATATGCCATTATCTCAACCATTAATACCATATCCAGGATTTAACAATGCTACTTTACAGCCATCTGTAATTTCAACTACCGTAACCGCAGGTCCATCACTTAGTCAATGGAACTTTGTGAATAAATATTCTAATTTTATTAATACTGGTCATGGATCATCAATATCTCCACATCTACCAAATTATTATCCAAAAGGATTAAAAGCAAATCTTCCAAACTATTATAATCCTAGTCAAACATATACAAATTTTTATAATACCACTCTTTATCCATATCTAGAAGATGGACCATCTACTCCACCATATTATATAGGTAGTACCACAATAACTGATACTACCAATAGACGTCCTAGAATGGCATCTCCATTGCCAAAACCAGCTAACAATGAAGGCATACAAAATTTAAAGCCAGGCGATGAATTCAAAGAGTTTACGGTTAATAAAAAATTAGATAATATAGAAGGCATATATAAAATTGGATCTAACAGTTATGTAGGAGATACAGATAATCCAGATTTATCTAGTTATCGTAGACTATCACAAGGAATTAACGTAAGTAGTAATATACAACCAGCTGATGCTTTACGACGAGCTGGAGCAATACTTGCATTAGGAGCAGTTTCTGGATTTACTGGGTCTCCTAGATTAATACAGCTAGGATCAGCTGCAGCAGGTGCTATCGAAGGAGAAAAATCGTTATATAACGCAGTACCATTTAAAAACTTAGGAAAAGTTGGCATCTACAAATATTTACCATTTCAAGATTTCCGTGCAAGAAAAGGGTTTGATCAAGAAGATTTACTTGGAAAAAGATTAGATGGAACTTCATCTGCCTTGCGAGCAATACGCACCAAATCAGGAAGACAAGGATCTGTTGGCGGAGCATATGCAGCAGCTAGCTTATTAACAGGAGCATATACAGCATTTAATTTAGAAGCAACTTACGGTTGGGGAGAACATGGTACTCCATATGCATTACGAAATGATTTTACTGCAAAGTCTCATGTTGCAACATATTGGGATACTAGTATTATTAATGGCATACAGTCACTTATTAGTGGTAAAACCATAAACGGAGCTTGGCGCGGCCCAACTACACTCAAAAATCCTATAGCTAAATTAACTCCATTTCGAGGAGATAAAGTAACAGTTATAGATTTTAAACAAACAACGTTAGATAACGTATATAATTGGCAACCTTCTAATCAAGGCTTAGGAGCAGGCGTTGGCGCATTAGGTGCTGCTATTGACAAAATATCTGGACGTGTAACAAAAGACTTTATCAAGTTCTTTTTAACAGGTCCATCTTTAACTCCATTTACTAACGATAAAGATAAAGTAGATGACGTAATGGTATTTAGAGCTATTATAACTAGTTTAACAGATTCATATAATCCTAGTTGGAGTCCAACTCAATTTATAGGCAGAGCAGACCCTTCTTATAACTATACTGGATATTCAAGAGACATAAATTTAGACTTTACTGTGTATGCAACTGATAGAGATGAATTGAAACCCATATGGAGAAAATTAAATGCATTAGCAGGATATACAGCACCAGAATATGATGGTAGCAGTATTGCACTTAAAGGACCGTATTTACGATTAACAGTTGGAGATTTATATTATCAACAACCATTAATAATTAATAGCTTATATTTCACATTACAAGATTCAGAAACTACATGGGAAACAAATATCGAAGAAGATATGGAAAATATGGAAGTTCCAAAACAAATTCAAGTATCGTTAGGCGGAACACTAATAACTGATTATTTACCTCAAAAAGGTGGAAGATTCTATACATTGGCTCATAAAGAACACCTAAAAACAGATTCGCCAGCGCCAGGGCCTGGAAATTGGTTGAGCGACATGAAAACTAATAAAGATGTAGAAACAGTAGGAACTGGTATTGCTGAGACATTAATTAATGAAGGAATTATTGCTGATATCCAAACA